TTTAAAAGTAATTAATGATGAAGTTTACCAAAGTACAATAGCAGGTAGACCATTTGAGGATATGGTTGGCAATATTAGATCACATATTAATGGGGTTTATAAGCAATCTAATGTTACAGAAATAAATGAATTAGTAGATTTTGTTAATCAAAACAAATTTGATAGTGCTAAAAAACTACAAGTACAAGATGCTATAAAGAAATTGCATACTCAATATGCATCAGATAGAGCAGGTAATAACCTTAGAAAGTATGCAGGACAAATAGCCCACGATAGTGTCATGCAGTTTCATGGACAGTTTACAGTAGCTAAAGCTAAAGAAGCAGGAATAGATAAATTTAGTTATACAGGCACATTGGTAAGAGATAGCCGAGAATTTTGTGGCAGAATGTTAAATAGGGTACTTACTGAAAAACAAATTAGAGAAATATGGAATAGCCAATCATGGGGTGGCAAATCTACTGGTGATCCTTTTATTGTTAGGGGTGGCTATAGATGTAGACACACTTGGTTGCCAACATTAGATGAAACTATAGATGAGATACCAGAACAGCCAGAAGTAGTTGTAGCACCACCAAATGTAGTTAATTCATCTTCATTAACTAATAAAATAAAATTAGAAGATATAAAGCCAGTTTCTAATACATTTATTCTAAATAAATTAGGTAAACAATTTAAAGAAAATGCAAAAGATGGAAGATACCCAGATACCTCAAAGGGCAAACCTGCACTAAGGTTTAGAAATGCTATAAATGCTAGAGTAAACAATGAAAAATATATTGGTCATATTAAAATAGAAGATAGCATTAATAAAAAAAGATTAGTTAATGGTAAGCCACAAGAATTTAAATGGTCAGAAAAAGATTATGGAATTATGGAAGCTATGATGCAAGAACTAGATGAATTAGCTATAAAATATGATGTGCCAAAATTAAGAGGTATAAGTATGACCAAAAAAAGCAATACTGTTGCATCAATGGGTGATGGTGTTTTAAATTTAAATCCTAGACATATAACTTTAGGTAGAACTGGGGATCAAGTTTCTAAATGGAAAATGGGAGATAGCACCTTTGATAGACCATTTACAGCAGATTCATATTTTGAAAATAGATTAGATAAAATAAGAAGCACATATTATCATGAGTTTGGGCATCATATACATCAAAATAAATATAATAATGATGCAATAGATTATTATTTCCCACAATTAGAACAAGACCTTAAAAAAGTTGGCAGGTTTAAGGGGAAAGGTGCAACCCAATATTCCGATTATAATAAATATGAATGGTTTACTGAAAATTTTGCCTTGTATGAATTAGGTAAAACAAAATTAGTAGACCCTAGATTTATAAAATTTTTAGATGAGAAAGTAAAATGAGCAAATTATTTGATGAAGCAAAAGATATCATTGGATTAGAAAGAGATTTAAATTTAAATGATTATGAAAAATTCAAAGAAATTGAAAAAAACATTTTAGAAAATGAAGAAGAAAAATTTGCATGGCTATTGGAAGCATTAGAAATAAGATTACCAGAAATAGCACAAAAAGAGGGTGGATATGATTGGATAAAGCCAGAAGATGACGATTAGTTGAAAATGAAAGAAAAAGCTGATATAAGGAAAATACATTAATATGGAGATTAAAATGGAAGATAATACAGTAGAACAAACTACGGAAACAAACGAACCACAAGAAGTTCAAGAAAAATCAAATGCTAATACCTTTACACAAGAAGAATTAAACAATATTGTAGAAAGAAGATTAGCTAAAGAAAGAGGATCATTATATAAAAAACTAGGTGTTGATGATTTGGATACAGCAGTAAATGCAGTTAAAACACAAAAAGATTTAGAAGAAAGACAAAGAATTCAGAAAGGCGAGTTTGAGGAAATATTAAAATCTAAAACTCAAGAATGGAATACAGAAAGGTCTAATTTAGAAGGACAGCTTAAAGATATTAAAATAAATAAGTCTTTATTATCATCAGCTTCTAAGAATAGAGCAGTTAATCCAGATCAAGTTGTTGAACTATTAAATAGAGATATTAAGCTAAATGAAACAGGTAACGTCGAAATCCTTGATAAAAATGGAATTGCACGTTACAATAAATTGGGTGAACTTTTAACGACTGATGAATTAGTCCAAGAGTTCTTAACACAAAACCCTCACTTTGTTAGTGCTACCCCTAGTGGTTCTGGCTCGGTGTCAAATGTGGGCAAGTCTGAAACGAATAAGACTTTAAATATTTCGGAGTTAAACATGAATAATCCAGAGGATCGCAAAATCTATGCTGAATATAAAAAGCAAAGAGATAGCAAACCCACGATTATTAATTTTAAAGAATAACCAAATCTCTGAAAGGATTTAAAAATGGCTAACGAAACAACCTCCTCGACCATTTCCGAGTTATATACGGAAATTATAGCAGAAGCACAATTTGTAGTTAATGAAAAATCATTAATGAAAAACTTAGTTAAAAACTACACAATAGCAGGTGGTGGAAAATCAATTGAAATTCCTATATATGCTCAAGTGTCAGCATCAGCAGTAGCAGATGCGACTGATTTAGCTAACACAGCTATCAACCCAAGTTCTGTTACTATTACAGCATCAGAAGTTGGAATTATGACAACTCTAACTGATCTAGCACAGAATTCAGCATCAAGAAATGTAGCTTCTGATATAGGGCAGTTATTTGGAAATGCTATCGCAAAGAAAATAGATGTTGATTTATTAGCTTTGTTTGATGGTTTTTCTGTAACAGCAGGTAGTTCTTCAACAGTTCTATCACCTGCAACTATCTTTAATGCAGGAGCAGTTCTAAGAGCAAATGGCTTAGACACTAGTGAATGTTATGCAGTTGTTCACCCTCATGTTGGTTATGACCTTAAATCTGGTATGACAAATACGTTTGCAGGTATTGATACAGACATTTCTAATGAAGCATTAAGAAGTGGCTATATTGGTAGGCTTGCAGGAATGCAAATCTTTGAATCAGCTAACATGGCTAACACAGGTACAGCAGGAAATTACAAAGTTGGTATTTTCCATAAAGATGCTTTAGCTTTAGCTATGATGCAAGATATTAAGATTGAAACACAAAGAGATGCTTCACTTAGAGGAACAGAAATCGTAGCAACAGCAGTATATGGTGTTGGTGAGATACATGATTCTTATGGTGTTGAACTTCATGTGAATTCAAGCATAGTATCATAATAATATAATCTTTAGGGTGGGGGTTAATCCTCCACCTTAATACAAGCAAGAGGTAATTATGAAATTAACTAATGGCAATAAAATTATCGAAAGAAATAAAGTGGATTATGAAGCAAATTTAAAAACTTGGACATTAAGAGGTTGGAAACCTGTTCAAGATAAACCTAAAGTTAATAAGGTAGAAATTCCAAAAAAAGGAAGATAAATAAATGGCTACATCTGAATTTGCAGTTGCTAATGCTAATTTACAAAAAATACAACCAGATATATTAGCTTTTGGCATAACTGATTTTGGCGATCAATTACAATTTGCTGAAAATGACGTTCTTAGACGTATTCGTGAGGAATGGTGGGAAAGATATAGGCATCAAATAAGATATAAGGATATTACAAAGATAACATCTGTTGAAATGACTAATAGCAAGTTGACTAATTCACAATGGACACAGTCAGTTGTTTATCTTGCTTTATGGAAATATGTTTATCCTATTTTAACGAAATGGAAAGACCCAGATACAGGGGAAGGCAAAGACACATTTCAAGTTCAATTAGATTTTTATAAAAATAGATATGATGAAGAATTCCAAGCAATATTGCGAGATGGTGTAGAGTATGATGAAGATGGTGGTGGTACTGTTTCAGATAGCGAAAAAGAAGCGATACATTACCTTAGATTAGTTAGATGATAGAAGCTAAAATAAGTGTGAATACTATTGAGATAAAAAACTTTTTAAAAGGAATTTCAAGAAAACAAAAATCAGTAATTGATAAAGGTTTAAAAAGAGTATCTAACATGGCTGTTCTTATGATTACAAAGAGGACACAAGCAGGTAAACTACCAGATGGGGGTAATATGCGACCTTATGCTTCATCTACTGTTAAAAGTCGTAATAAAAGAGGTAGGCAAACTGGTTTTGTAGACTTAACTGATTCTGGGAAGATGTTTAGGAGTTTAGACTTTAGAACTGGTGGAATGAAAAGCACATTATTCTTTTCTAATATGGAAAGAGCAAAGATAGCTTCATACCATGATAGTTTTGGAGTAGGTAAAAAGAAAGTTACAAGACCATTTTTTGCCATTGGGAATAAAGAAGAAGAAAAGTTGCAAGGTGAATTCGCAAAGTTTTATTTTAAAGCAATGAGATTATGAGTAAAAGAGAAAACATAGCAAACGATATAATCAGCAAATTAGATGCTGTTACTAGCCCTATAGAGTTTAAAAAGATTACAAGAGAGCCTTTTGAAGTTGAAGAATTAAGTGATGCACAGTTCCCTGCAATGTTTGTTCAATCTGGTGATGAAACTAGGGAAGTGTTAAGCATAGGTGATACTGGAGCAGGAACATATCGAGGTACAATAGATTTTTTAATAGTTGCATTTGGTAAAGGAACAACTACAAATATAGATACTGTTAGAAATCAAATTATAGAAGTTGTTGAAGAAACTTTAGATAATGATATAACAAGAAATGGAAATGCTATAGATACTCAAATAACAGAAGCATCTTCAGACGAGGGAACTATTTACCCTTATGGTGGTGTGAAAATAACAGTAAGAGTTATATATGAATTTACTAGAGGGAGTGCATAATGGCTAAAGATGTAACAATGAAAAAAGGCGAAACCATTATAAAATGTTCTGAAGATCATATTGAGCATTTTCAAAAAAATGGTTATACTTTAGGAAATGAAAAAGCAGTTGTTAAAAAAACTGAAAAAATTAAAGAAACTAACGAAACCAACGATAAGGAGTAAGAAATGGCTACACATCATGGAAAAGAAGGAGTTGTTACAATAGGTAGTGATACACTAGGTAATGCAACAGGCTTCACAGTAGATACTACACAAGACGTAGTTGAAGATACACCTTTGGGGAATTCAATGAAATCTTATATAGTTGGCAGAGGTACATATACAGCTAGTATTGATATGAACTTTGATGAAACTGATGCAGGGCAAGTTGCTTTAATTCAAGGTGCATCATTAACATTTGCTTTTTTACCAGAGGGTAATGCTTCTGGAGATAGAAAGTTCTCTGGAACTGGTATTGTAACTGGTATGTCAGTAGGTGTTACATTAGATGGTGTTACAACTAGAACTGTATCAGTACAGGGCAATGGTGGTCTTACTATTGGTACTGTGTAAATGACAGAACAAAAAATTGATTATTTTGATGGTATTAGAGATCATTTTGGAAGCCTTGACACTCAAATTATTGAAGTGCCAGAGTGGGATTTAGTAGGTGATAAAGCAATTTATTGCAAACCTTTTAATATGCTTGAAAAACAGAAGATATTTAAAGGTGCTACTGGAACTGATTTAATAGTTTTAATTGATGTAATTATTGAAAAAGCTTTAACTAAAGATGGCGAAAAAATGTTTAATGGAAGTCATGTTTTGGCTTTTAAAACTAAAGCTGATACAAATGTAATTGCAGATGTTGCTACTAAGATAATGGGAACAGGTAACGAAGATATTGAAGATAATAAAAAAAACTAAATAGTGACCCAGAATTGCATAATTTATTTGGGTTAGCTGAAAAACTACACAAGACTGTTGCCGAAATCTTGCAAATGTCAGTTCAAGAGTTTAATATGTGGATAGCATATTTTAAGCTTCAAAGTGAAGAACAAGAAAGACAAAACAGAATAATGAAGGCAGGTAGGTAGTGGCAACCAAACAAGTAAATATAGACATAATAGCCAAAGATAAGACCAGACAGGCTATGAATTCAGCGACCAAAGGTGTTGATAAGGTTAAAAATGCTGTCTTTAATCTTAGAAATGCTTTTATAGGTTTAGGTGCAGGTTTAGTAGTTAAATCATTTATAGACGTTGGAAAACAAGTTGAATCCTTACAAACTAGATTAAGATTTTTATTTGGTAGTGTTGAAGAAGGTGCAAAAGCCTTTGATGTAATGGCAAAGTTTGCAGGTAAAGTACCTTTTAGTTTAGAGCAAATACAGCAGGGTGCAGGAGTTCTCGCTGTTGTTAGTAAAGATGCAAATGAACTTGCAAAAGTTTTAGAACTAACTGGAAATGTTGCATCTGTTACTGGCTTAGATTTCAAAACTACAGCCGAACAAATACAAAGATCATTATCAGCAGGTATATCAAGTGCAGACCTTTTTAGAGAAAAGGGAGTTAAATCCATGCTTGGTTTTAGTGCAGGTGTAAAAGTATCTGTAGAAGAAACCAGAGAAGCTTTATTTAGAGTATTTGGAAATGGTGGGCAATTTGCAGGTGCAACAAAAGAATTAGCAAAGACTCTTGAGGGTACTTTATCAATGATAGGAGATAAATATTTCTCTTTTCAAAAAACTGTTGCTGAATCTTTTTTTGTAGGATTAAAAAAGGAATTTAAATCTTTAGATAAAGCCCTGCAAGATAATGAAAAAGTTATACAAGAAATTGCGAAATCTGTTGGAAAAGGATTGTCTGATGCAGTAACAATGGCAGGTAAAGCAATATCATTTTTAGTTGATAATTTTAAAACAATAAAAGCATTTGGTATGGCTGTGATTGTATTTAAGTTGGGTGGAGCATTTCTAGCATTAGCAATGAATATTGGAAAAGCTAGATTGGCTATGGTGGCTTTTGGAAAAGCATCAAAAAGAAACATAGTTGGTGCTTTAATAGCAATAACTACCTCTCTAATATTTATGTCTGAAGCTTTTGGTAAAACAGCAGACCCTATGAAAAAATATAATGAATTGCTAAAAAAGAGACTTATGCTTGAAGAACAATTAGAGAGTGCTTCCAAGAACAGAACTATGGTTAGCGAGAGTGTTATTGAGCAAACACTAAAAGACATAGCATTAGTAGACGAACAAATTAAAGCTTTTAATAATAGCCGAATTGCTCTTGCTAGGGAAACAGCAGGTAAAAGAGATGCTCTTATAACATCAAAAGAATATATAGCAAGTGAATTAAAGGGAGCAAAACTTTTAGCAGATGCACAAAAAGAAAAGAATAGATTAGCTGAAGCAGAGTTTGGTCTAAGAGGACAAGATGTTGATGCAATATCTGGTGGTATAAACTTTGATGATAAACTTAATCAAACCATGCAATTTATGAATACAGAATTTGAATTACAAAAAAATATGGCTACTAATAAATTAAATTTAATAGAAGATACTAATGAAAGAGAAGCTGAATTAAGAAGAATTAGTGCATCTGATGCAATTGCTCTTGCCACCGAAACAGCACAAAAACAAATGGAAATTCAGAAA